TGGTAGATTACGAAGATTACACAAAGATGAGCAGCGAGCGCACTAAGTCACAAGGCGTTAATGATGACATGCGTGAAAGCTCAAGAGAGCAACTGTACTTTGTTGAAAAAGAAGATGGTCAATGGGAGCCTAGAATCATAGAGCGGATGAGCGGTAAGCCCCGATATACTGATGACCGTTGTAATCCTATCCTAGATTCTATCTGCGGTGAAATTGAAGACAATGACTTTGCTATTAAGATATCACCGGCTAGCGGCTCGGCAACTAAAGAAACCGCAGAGATATTTGAAGGCTTAATTCGTAACATAGAGAACATAAGCTCAGCTAATCTAATCTATTCAGCCATGGCTCGTATGATGGTTACATGTGGTATGTCAGGCATTGAGCTTGAGCAAGGCTATGTAGATGGTGACAGCTTCGACCAAGACCTATTCATTAGAGATGTACCAGACTTTGTAAACCGCGTGTGGTTTGACCAAGCCAGCGTTAAACAGGACAACTCAGACGCTAGATTTGTATTTATAGATGAGAACATCACAAAAGAAGAGAAGGAAGAAAGGTTCCCTGATAGTAATGGCGGCTCATTAGGCACAGGCGCTCACAGTGACGCCTACTACGACAAGCCAGATATAATCACAATCAGCCGATGCTATTACAAATACCCCGTTAAGATTAAATTAGTACAAATGTCAAACGGCGCAGTATATAAAGATGATGAAGAATTAGCTATGGTCTTTGATGAACTAGCAGCGGCAGGAATTACTATATCAGACCGTAGGACTAGAGAATCATTCAAGGTCTACCAGCGTTACATGGATAGCTCAGGATGGTTAGGAGAAGCAGAGGAAACAGTATTTGAAATCCTACCTGTATTTGGCTGCTATGCTAATCATAAAGTTATTGAAGGCAAAGCAATTGTTCGCGGTGCTATTGCTAAGGCAATGGATCAACAACGTGTACACAACATGGCATTTAGTCGTGAAGTAGAGGAAGTAACATTAAGCCCTAGAGCCAAGTTCTTTGGCACCCCAGAGATGCGCAAAGGCCATGAAAGAACATTCGCATCATTAAACACTAACGCTGACCCTTGGCAGGATATAAACCATGACCCAAACATGCCTCAAGGCCCAATATTCATGGGTGGTGCACAGGTTAATCAAGGATTATCACAACTCAGCATGATGTCTGCCCAATCAATAGACCTAGCAGCCGGCGCATTTAGCCCAGCACTTGCTAACAATGCCAACCTACAATCAGGCGTAGCATTAGATAAGCAGATTGAGAAAGCTAATACGTCAACAGTTAAGTACTACAGATCCGTACAAGTCACCCTGACAGCCTTAGCTAAATGTTTAGTTAATTGCATACCTCGCAGTTATGACGCAACAAGACAGCAGCGCATACTAGGCGAGGATGGCACTGGTGAGATGGTTACGCTTAATGAGGTTATCTTTGACCAGCAAACACAACAGGAAGTCACCTTAAACGACTTAACCAAAGGTGAGTACGATGCTGCCTGTGATTACGGCCCAGCATTTAAGAGCAGACAAGAGAAAGCCAGCGAAGCATTTGCCACTATTGCACAACTTGACCCGACTATCATGGAACTTGCTCGCGATGTATGGCTAAGTAACATCAACGAACCAGGTATGAAGTTAGTAGCTGAACGCTCAAGAGCTATGCAAATTCAGAATGGTGTTATACCTTTCGACCAGTTGACAGGTGAAGAACAGGCGCAGGCACAACAACAAGCCCAGCAGCCACCACAACCTGATCCAAATATGCTTATAGCTGAAGCTGAAATGGGCAAGGCACAAGCTGAACAAATGAGTGCGCAGACTAAGCAGCAAGAGGCACAAGGTAACTTAGAGCTTAAATTCAGAACCTTAGAATTGGAGAATAGAAAACTAGGACTAGCAGAGCAAGAGCAGCAATTAGACGTAGCTAAATTCCAACGTGAGAAGGATGATAAATACAATGTTGACGCGGCGAATATCCAGCAGAACCAAGAAAAAATCGACTTGCAATCACAAAACCAACAGTTCACGCAGATGCTGGCAATGCAAAAACAATTGATTGAATCACAAAAAGTTCAAGCTGAAACGCTTAAGGCATTAAAGGATGCCATGGGTGCTGAAGCTATAATGAACCCTAACACTGTTAAGGCTTATGATAGTGTGTCTGAAGATATAGTGAAGGAAGACCCGCCTAGCTAGCGGGTTTATCTTTAAGGCCAAGTCCAGCTCCAGTTTGGTTTGTGTTGAGGATAAAACCAAGGTGGGTGTAATTCAAATCTATAAAGTTCATCATACTTACCCGTAAATACATTAAACCTACACTTTCTGCGAGGCTTAACGGCTTTAGATATTGCGGGCATCATCGAATCACCCTCCAAACAAACTCAGTAACACAAGCTATTATCACACCAATAGCTACACCCATAAAGCCAGCGACTAGATAACCGATAGCGCCGAATATTAGGAATATCATTCATCACCTCCTAAAAACTTAGTTAACTTATCAACATCAGCACCACACTCTTTTATTGCATGGTCTACTAGCATAGTGATTACCTTTTCTACATCACCGACTATAATAAATTCTTTATCATGTAACGTGGATGTTTTGTTTATCTGCTTACGTGTGTATTTGTTCATAGTGCCATTTCCTTTTGAATAAAAACTCTAAAGCCAAAAACCTTAATGATTGGTTTTTCATAGCCATAACGCTCGCTAAATAATGCTTTGTTTTTTGGACCTTTAACTTGGAAGACTAAGCCTAAAAAGAATACGTTAATAATGCCAGACTCGGCGTAATGGTTTTCAATACTCATGACTCCCCCTTATATAATCCAGGACGCTTAAACGTAATGGTATCGTGCCATCCTTTTTTGTTGCTGCAATATCCATCTATAAAGTGACGGCTTGCAATGGCGCGTATCTTCTTTGAAAACGGCTTGAGATACCAAGGGATGATTACTTTTGATTCATCGAAACCTGGGAGAAATGAGGTTTCAACCTTACTAAGTACCGACTGGCCTTCCATCTTTTCTATTATCACCTTGCTTATTTGTCGGGTGTACTTATTATCTACACCATTCATAACTTATCCTCCCTAATCTTTTCAGCTAAAATCTCGTTAATCTTAAGCATAGCTAAGTATTTTACACGCTCACCTTTGTAATCTTCATACTTAACATACTCACCTTCTAAAAATTCAATCATTTCAATCTCGCCAGATATAGAGAGAGGGTCATAACGTTTAGCACTCATAACCTATCCTCCAATCCATTACAACGGCAAACAAGTTGCTCACGGTGCTTATCTTTAACATTGCGGCATGTTCTACGCCAATCGTTATACTTGATGCCCCAGTGGTCACAGGCTTGCCATACAGTCCAACCTTTCGAATGGATGATGGTTGTGAATTCACATTTCATCTACAATAACACTTAACTAAACCAAGCCTTTTAGCAATTACGCCAACAAGCCAAGCAAATGCCAGCAACCAGAATATGCCGCCTGTGCCTATTAATAAACCAATTACAAAATCACTCATAAATTACCCCTTAAACATAGGCATATCGCCCATCTATAGTGAACTTAGCAAATCAATTATAATAAGTCAAACATGTACGCGACATTATCGCGGTGTAAAACTACCTTTTAAGGGCCATGAGATGAGCGACGAGCTACAAAACGATGAGTATGTTGAAGAAACGGAAACCCAAGACGTACAAACCGAAGAGACTAACGAGAGTGAGTCATCAGAATTAGCCGCTGATAGTGACGGAGAACACAAAGAAACCTCCACAGATAGCGAGCAAACGCAAGTTAATCAGGATGCGGTTAACAAAGCGATTGATAGGCAGCACCGGAAGTACCAAGACGAGAAGCGTAGAGCGGATGAATTTGAGCGTAGATTAGCTGAACTTCAACCTAAGCAACAAGCGCCTAATGAATTGGAAGCACCGGATCCGTTTGATGACGATTACGACACCAAACAAAAAGCCTATATCGAATCTATCAGGCAAGCAGAGCGATATAGTTACCAGCAAGAGCAATCTACGCAGTTAACTAATCAACAGCAAGCCGACAAGCAACAGAGAACGCAAGCTGACCTAAATACTAAGGCCGAGTCATATACTGGCAGAGCTAAAGAGTTTGGGATTAAACCTGAAGAGTTACAGCAAGCGGGGCAGATGGTAGCCAGTTACGGGCTTAGTGATGATGTAGCCATGTTTATCTTAGAAGATGAGCAAGGGCCATTAATTACAAGGCACTTATCGACTAACCACGCTGACGCAGAAAAGATTACAGGCATGACAGCAATGCAAGCAGCCATGTATATCGAGCGTACAGTTAAACCTAAAGTTGCGGCATTGAAACAAAAGAAAACTAAGACGCCCAGCCCAGCGACGAAGGTTAGCGGTGGTGCTAGTAAAGCTAATAAGCTTGAAGACCACTACTTACAAGGCGGGACATTCTCATAACTTTAGGAGTAGTCACTCATGGCTAATAATGTAGCAAGTAATTTTACAGAAAAACTAATGCGTAAGGCAATGCCTTACTTTGAATCACAGCGCGTTCTATCTAAAAACGTGAACACTCAATATGTTGAAGGCGAGTTTGGCCGAGACAGTGGCGACTTTGTATCTGTCACACGTCCACTTGACCATGCAGCAATCGAAACATCTGACGGTGATTTATCATCTTCTACCACCTCACCAATTATCGCTGGTAAAGCTAAAGCGACCGTCCAAGATTACATCACTGTATACATGGATATCAAAGAAGCTAACCAAGCACTAGAATATGCAGACCAAAACCGTTTAACCGAAATCCCAGCAATGAACCGCTTGGTAACTCGCTTAGAAACTAATTTCGCTAAGTTCGCAATGAAAAACACTTCTTTGCTTGCTGGTACAGTTGGCACAGCCGTTTCAACTTGGGGCCATGTAGCAGGCGCAGCAGCAGTTGCACGCTCTACCGGTATACCTACTGATAAGCTTTGTTGTTTCCTAAACCCTTATGCTGAAGTGGCATTGGCAGACCAGCAACGTGGCCTAGGTGTCAACCCTCAAGCTGGCGACGCTAACGCAATGGCAACTATCAAAGAGAACTTTGCTGGTATGAAGGTTATGACCGCAACGACTCTTGGCTCGTACACCACCGGCACAGGCGCAGATAGAGCGGGTACATTGTCAGGCACTCCAACTGCAACTTACTTAGCAGCTAAAGATAGTATGACTCAGACCATCTCTGTTACAGCTTTCCAAGCTAATTTAGTTGTTGCAGCAGGCGAAACCATTACGGTTACAGGTCGTAACAGACTTAATCTATCTACTCGTGAACAGTTCCTAGACGCAGCAGGCGCCGCAGTATTGTTTAGTGGTACGGTTACTGAGACTGTCACATTGAACGGCTCTGGTGCAGGTGACTTGGTTATTACTGGCCCTGGTATCTTTGAGTCAGGTGGGGCTTATAACACTGTTGCTTCAGCATTAACCACTGGTGATATCGTTACATTAGGCGGCGCGGCTACTACAGTCATTCAGCCTAACTTGTTCTGGCATAAAGATGCATTCACAATCGCATCAGTACCAATGGAACGTCTAAGCGCTCAAGATACATTCTTTAAAACGAAGGATGGCTTGCAGGTTCGATGCTCACAAGGTTCTGATATCATTGCTAACAAGCAGATTATCAGGTTTGATATTCGCCCAGCGTTCGGTGTAATGAACCCGTTCTTTGCTGGTAAAGTGTTCGGCACAGCTTAGTGATTAGCTGATATAAAGAAGCCCCTTAATCGGGGCTTTTTTTGTGGGTGTTATTTTATTTCTATGGTTAGGGAGGAGAGGGCGCATCCAACATAAAAATTTTGCCTAGTAAATGAATAAAATCTAATTGCTCCGCAAGAGTAAGAGCAATCTACTTGAAACTCACCTTTAGTTTTAATTTGTAAGTAGTCAGGGCAAGACGCTGCAATTTCAAAAGGAATTCCATCAGAGTTGCAGCCAATAACAAGCATAATCGCATACCCGCTATCATGCTTGTATTTACTCTTCACGATAACCACAGAAGAATAATTTGTTTCATGATTCCAGTTTCTATGAGGCAGTTTTTCATAATCACATCTTTTCATACTGTTAAAAGTCATATTCAGTAAACCCATTTCTATATCTACCATTAATTAGCCATTGCCTAACTTCCTTGCGTACAACCCATACAAAGCATCAGCTTCTTTGTAATCAAAATAAGTAAATTGAGTAACTTCACCACAATTTACATCAACAACCTTATCCCCTGCTAATGCTCTTTCTAAATTAAACGGTATCATTTTAACTTCCTTATATAACATAGGCAAAACGCCCATCTACATAGACCATAGCAAAGGCTTTATAATAAGGCAATAAATTATTACCTTGAGATATTTATGTCTGAAACCTTCACTATGTATAAAAAAGACGGCACAAAAGTAGAGGTTTCAGAGCCATCTATTACAGCCGCTCTAAAGCTAGGCTGGACTGATACGGCACCAACACAACCAAAGGCTAATAAAAATGTCAAGAACCGCTCAAACACTGGTAAGTGATATTCTCCAAGAGGTGTTAATTAACGCCGCAGAGCAATCAATCCCAGCGGTTGACTTTCAGACATGTGTTAGATACATGAATGACTGGATGGCCGAGCAAGATGCTGATGGTGTTAAACTTGGTTATACAGAGGTTTCAGAGCCTACTGACATTATCACAGTCCCAGCAGGTGCTATCAACGGCATTAAATGCAATGTAGCCATAGAAATATCTACATCGTATGACGTTATTGTGACCCCTGAACTAGCAGTTAGAGCCAGACGAGGCTTAAGCGTTATGATTAAGCTTGGCTCACCTATTCATGGTAGTAAGTACACCTCAAATACTCCTAGAGGCTCGGGTAACTATAACCAGTCCTTTTCAGACTTTAGCTTTTACGATGGTTGCTGCGAAGATGATGCTGCAACATGCGAGACTACAACATGAGCTGTAATTCATTAGCCGTTGATATCACATCAGCAGTAAAAACCACCTCCGTATTGGGTACTGACGTTCTCGCGCTTGTTAGAGAGTCAACGTTATACGGGTTTACATTTACCACTCTGCAAACTGCTTTAGGTGTAACAGGCTCAATTTCTAGCGTTGGAAGCTCTTCGGGCGTTCAGATATTAAATACGCCATCGACTAACGTTAATAAGGTGCGCTCTATATTGCCATCACAAGGCATCACTGCAACAGTTGGGTCGTCTGGCAGTATTGAATTAAAGGCAAACTTGGTAAACTCTGGAGTAGCGTCTGATGGCAAGCAGTTGATAGTAGACCCAGCAGCCGAGCAATTAAAATTCAAGCGTATTAAAGCTGGGGCTGGCATCACAGTCACAGAGACTGCTGACTCAATCATTATAGCTGTTGCATAATGGGACAACCCGTACCAGTCTCATTAGGCGGTGGGTACTATGTATCTGATAGCCTCCCCTTGTCTAATCAGCGGTGTATAAATGTATATGTAGACATCCCGCAGTCTGCCACATTATCCGAGGCTATATTAAAAGGTACAGCCGGATTGTTAGAGGTAACAACTAGTGGTGTGGTCAATCAAATTAATCGAGGCTCACACGTTAAGAGTGAAGTGCCTTATTTTGTAAACGGTGAAACCCTTTATAGGTTGGATAGAGCGGTCGCATCAAGTGGCGTTGAAAGTTTCACAATGTCTGTGATGGGCACTATTCCAGGCACTTCTAGATGCTCATTTGCTGACAATGGCACCCAGCTAATAATCTTAGACACTTTAGGTAATGGGTACATTGTAAACGAAGCGGCTGGAACGGTATTTCAAAAGATAACGGATGAAGATTTCACAACCACAAATGGATCGCCTTTGTACGTTGTTTATGTTGATTCATTCTTTGTAGTGACTACTGCCACTAAGAAGATAATTAAATCATCAGCTAACGACGGCCTTGCATGGTCGGCTCTAGACTTTACCACAGCATCAGCAGACCCCGATGCAATAGTAGCGCCTATAGTGGTTAAGAATAAGCTAACTATAGCAGGCACAGAGACAATTGAAGGGTTTGACAACTTAGGTTTGGCGGGCTTCCCATTCCAGCGTAATGGTTTGTTTGTACAAAAAGGCTGCTTTGCTCCTGCCTCGCTAGTAAATGTTAACGATGGCTTTATGTTCATTGGTGGCGCAGTAAACGAAAGTCCTGCCGTATGGACGATAAACGGCTCTACGCCTCAGAAGATAAGCACAACTTCTATTGACTCGAAGCTACAGACATTTACACGGGCAGAGATAGTTGCATCGTTTGCAATCTCATACGCACAAGCAGGTGCTTACTTTGTTGAGTTTTCACTACCGTCAATAACGTTTGTTTACGAAATGATTACGCAGACTTGGCATGAAAAAGAAAGTCAAATAATTGACAGTAAAGGCATAACCGAAGACACACGACATAGAGTTAATA